CCCTCTGGTGCCGAATAGATGGTCGTCTCAAAGTGACACGGGACCATGTTGTCTGGTCCCTGTTCCTCGTCAATGCTGAACTTCGTGAATCCAAATACGACGCCCTTATAGGGACCGTCCTGAATCTCCAGTCCTAGCTCCGCTGTGTCTGTAGAATTGGGCTGCCAAATACGGGGAATGACACACCCGAGAATCGCCTGTTCTGGTTTACTCTTCACTGTCCACCGCCTCGTCCGCACTGGCGCCAGCGGTATACGTGAACCTGGGCTTCATGTATTCGTCTAGCTGTTCCAGTAGCTCCCGCGTGAATACTGTTTCCGGCTTGGCGAGAATCGCCTTCTCAAAGACCTTGCTACCGTCTGGTAACTCATAACGTGTGGAAACCTTCTTGATGAGTCCTGCCTCAACAGCAAAGTCCAGTAGTCCGTAATAACGGTCCAGACCTCCGTTGAACAGGATACGCACGTCTACCTTCGTGTTCTCACGGGACAGACGCGACTTCTTGACATGCACATGGACAAGGATGCCCACGATGTCGTCCCCGACCTTCTCTTGCTTCTTGGAAAGCATCACGATGGTATCAGACGCATACTGCGCTCCGCTACCACCCGCCATCGTCTTGGTCGGCATGTATGCACCAATCTGTGCATAGACGTGATTGGTGACGATGAATGGGACTTGCACCTTGGCGAGCTTCAGACGGATGAGACGGAATGTGCCCTTGATGACGCCGGGCTTCGTCATGTCCTTCGTATCCTTTTCCTCTGCAACGTCCGCCATTTCCTTACGAGACGGGAGCATCGAGAGGGAGTCGAGCACTAGCAACAGCGGGAATCGCTCGTCCTTTGGGATCTCCGCATACTTGTCCAGCAACTTGACCGCAGTATTCCGGAACCCTTCAAGCGAATCCGGCTCCGACTTGGCTACACGCTTGGGGTCGATCCCTCGCGCTTCCATCATCTGGTTGGTGACGGCTGATTCCGTGTCAAAATAGAAAACGCGCCCGTCCTTGTTCTGCGCAAGCCATTGCTTGACGAGTCCCAACGCGAAGAACGTCTTGCCCGTCGCGGGGTCTCCGGCGAACACGACCGCCTTGTTATTCGGGAATCCACCAAAGATGCTCCCCGACAGCGCCGCATTCAGCACATAACTGCCCGTGTCGATGTATCCGGAGAACTCCGACGATGCGAGCCCATCTGCCGCAATCGTGGTATCAGGGTCCCCTAGATCGTCCACGAACGTTTTGAAAAAATCCTTTGCCATTCATAACCTCCAACAGCATCATAACACACCTCCTGTTATGATGCAAGCATAATATTAGTCAAACAACGAGGCCGTCTTGACTGTTGACCACCCCGCGCAGGACAGAATTGCCTCCAATGGTTCTACCAGTGCCTTCTCAAACATCGTATCGTAATCCAGCCATTTCTCAATGTTCCACTCCGGCGGACATCCCTCGGGAGCAGACATCACATGCACACGGAAAGGATTCGGTACGCGGAGATACGCAAAGCGAATCTTTTCTCCCTCATGCACAGGTTCATACTCTTTGGCCAATCCCATCCGCTCCAGCGCCTCGTTGAACGCAATCGCGCCCTTGACATGAATTGGTACACTCTTGTCCCGTCCGCTATACTTTTTCAGTCCGTTGACGGAACGAGGAAATGCGATGTCTTCAAAAGCCGCACCTACAAATTCAAGTCGCGCCTTTGTAATGTAGTCCCACACATCCTGTTGCGTCCCCGTCATGAACAGCTTCACGGCGTGAGTAATCATGTCCCGGCAGATCGCTGGTGTGCTGGACTTGATCGCTTCAACCCCCATGATCTTGAGCTTCGGTTTCGCGTAGCGGACGCCCTCACTATCAAACACGTTCAGAATGTAACGCTTCTTTGCCGTCCATACTCCCTTGTCCGCAATGCTTTCCCGCACCATTGACAGACACGGGACCGCAACATTCAAATAGCTCGCCAGTTCATTCAGGGACTCCGTAATGCAGGGTTCAATCCGCTTCTTGCAGATTTGGTCCAGCATCGTCACGATATCGTCCTTGCTGGCGTCCGGATGCGTCTTACTCCACTCGCGGACTACCGCACTCATACGGACATAGATAGAATCCGTATCCGACGCAATGATATAGTCCTCTTTCGTCTTAAAGATACGATTGAGCAACGCATTCACATCCCGTGCAACCCAACGAATAGTCAACTGTCCCGTGAGCGTCACCGCCTCTGCCATGTCCGTGTCATAGAACCGAAAGTAAGCGGAACCCAACGCACCATACGCGGAGTTGAGGTTCACTTTGCGAACCAACTGCTGGTTATTCGCCGCGGAAATTTTCTTGCGAAGCTCCGCTTGCTTAACGGGGTCCGTCGTCTTCTCTAACTCTCCCTTGTATTTCTTGGCGAGTCCCTTGAAACGAACACGCTCATCGTAGAGCGTTTTCAGCATATTGGGTAGGAAACCCTCTTGCTCCCGGTCTGTCTCCAGTCCGTTAGCCGCAAGCGCGTGTTCGGAGCCCATAAGGAACCCCGTTGGTACCTTCTTGTTGAGGAAGTCGTCTACCGACCATTCCCCGACGTGGCCACGTTCCCGAATGGATTCCGGGGACAGGTTCCACTGGCGAATGATGTGAGGATACATGGAGGCTACGTCGAACGACACCACCCAGTTGTGGAGTCCCACCAATGGGTCCTTGACGTATGCACCCGCGTATTGCTCCGTCTTCGTCTCTTCCTTGCGCGGGGGAATCTGCTTGCCTTCGGCCCGGAGCCGATGGTAGATCATAATATCCCACAGACGAACTTGTCGGAACGTGTCCGCAAAGTTCGCCTTCGCACCATACGCGAGCGCACACACCAGTTCAATGAGGCGCATCTTCGCGTCTAGCTCTACGACAAGCTGAACGTCCTGCACGTTGTATTCAATAAACTTCTGATGGTCCTGGCGGTAGAGGTTATACAGGGAACGGAACTCCGCATACGAGAGCTTGCGCTTCCCGAGTTCTACATGCGCGATGTGGTCCAGTCGGTAGGACTCCTGCTGCGTGTAGGTGAACTTGCGGTATAACTCGTAGTAATCCAGAATCGCAATACCCTTCACGTCCATGACCGTTTGGTCCCGTCCGTTGAGCGTGACACGCCGATCCTGAATGCGCTCAAAGGGAGAGAGTCTCATCCAGTTCTCTTCGGCGAACATCATCTTCATCCGATTGATGAGATACGGGATATCGTAGAACTGGACGTTCCACCCCGTCACGATGTCTGGGTAATCGTATCCGTCGCTGAAGTCGTCAAGGAACCGCCGGAGCAGTTCGTCCTCGGACTTGCACTTGAGGTATAGCTCGTTCTCTTTCGGTTCGTAGTCCTTCGTTCCGTAGATAACTGTCCCCGTCTTTCCCATGTGCTGCCAAGTCATGGTGATGGCAGTCACGGGATTGAACGGGTCCTCGATCTTGGCGAATCCCTTGACGGGATCTCTGTCCACCTCAATATCAAGGAACCAGACATAGAGCTTGTCCATGTCCGGTTCGATGTCCACTTTCCCGTAGACATCCGACAGCACCATGTATTCCGGTTGGATGTTCCCGTAGACGGGCATCCCCTGTTCTTCCATCGTCTCTAGGAAGTTCTTTCCCTCGCGGATGGAGTCACAGACAGTCGGGCAGAGGGGCACTCCGTCGTACCCCTTCGCGTCATATGCTTCGGAGTCGTCGCCGGGAGTGTAGTAGGTGGGAGTGTATTCTGTCTCCACAAAGACGGGAGCGCCGTCCTTGGCCCGGGCTCGCGCAAAAACACGATTCCCGATGGTCGCCACGGACGTATAGAGCAAGTCCGGGCGAAGCGACTTAAGATACTTCACCTGACGAATAGTATGCTTCATCTGACGATTAGCAGACGATTACTTACTGCCGAGGATCTGGCTCAAGTTCGGAGTAGGCGGGAGCACAATGTCACTCACAAACTGCGCGTAGAGCTTCGCCATCTGGTCGCCGACCTCAACATGATACGCCACGCTCGCGAGCGGAACGTTCACGGACTTGACCTTACCTAGATACGGACGGAGCGGAAGCAATCCCACTCGGTAGTTTCCGTTCTGCTGGTCCTGCCCGATAGTGGGCATCACAGGGCTCTCGATCCGGAGCGTCTGCTTCGTCTGGTCTAGAAACACTCGCCCAATGATGTCCTCACCAGACATGAGGTGCACATTCTGAACTCCTAGCTCCACCGATGTTACAAACAAATCACTCATTCGTAAACTCCCAAAGTAAACATCCGAAATTCCATAACGCGACGAGCATACAGCCCGCGACTCACCACAAGCTGCTTCGTTCTCGGGTCACGCACCTTACTCCACCGTGTGAAGTAATCTTGCACGACGGGTTGTCCTGCCCGAATCATCTTGAGCAACGTGGACGTGAGAAATCCACCACTTCCTACATTATACGTGAAACTGACGAGAGAGTCAAACTGATTCTGCGTGATCGGCAGTCCATGAAGCGACTTCGCAACAGATTCCACCGTGTCTGCCACATCCTCGCGCAGGTATTCCTCTGCCTGTTCTTGGGTACATGTCATACCCGCGGTAACTGGACGACCGTGAATACGAATCGTGCCGTAACCAATCGTCCAGATTCCCGCACTATCCTTGTAGGACGTGAGCCGTAGTGCTTCCCGTCGCTTGAGAAAGTCAAGCCCCTGCTGACTGAACTCCATGGTCGTCGCTCCGATTGCCCCCACCGAACTTGAATCCGTCAGGGTATCGTGCCGCCAGCTTCTTGTTGTTTGTGATAGCGACGTGCTCTAGTGTGAAACCATGCTCAATGGCGGCCGCCGTCACGTAATACAACACGTCACCAAGTTCCTTCAACACCTTGTCGCGGTCCGCAGGAACTCCGTGAAACTCCTGCTTCTTGATCATGTCCGCATACTCTCCCGCCTCGCCGGCAATGCCGAGCACCGCGTTGAGTAGCCGATCCTTCTCTGTCTTACCGCAATCCCATGTTCTTACGACACCTGCTTCGAATTCACCGAAAGTCATACTCGTTTCTTTCCAATCTCATACTTCGCAACAAGCTCCCAATTGGCTTTCTCGCGGTATGGAATAATGGTTACCTGAGAGATGGGCACGACTGGATCTGCACTCTTCGCAGGATCAATCAACTTGACCAATCCCCACTCTGCCAGCATATTGGCAATCGTATTACGACGGGCCCGGTCCGTTTCATCGAAACGCGTCTGAGACGCTTTCCCGTCAAGCAGGAATAGCTCTTTGAAATGGACGAGGTAATACTGACCGCGCTTATGTAAAATGTGGCAGCTTTGATACAATCTAGGACGTTCGTGGTCCTTGTGAGAGGCGACTCCAATACGAGTCAATGTCTCTTTAACCTTGAGGAAATCGTCCGGAGACGCGAGACGGACCTCCACACAGTCCTGTATCACCGCTGCCACATGTGGGAGTAGCACTACGGTGTTTGACTTCTCATGAATCGTCATGGCGGGAACCCGCTTTCGTTGCGGTCCCCCCTTTATCCAGACGGGACCGGATGATTTTCATCTGCTCCATCGTGTGCAGTCCGACGAGTTCCCTTGCGTGACGCATACTACATCCATAGTATTCCGCCACAGCACGAACATCGTTAGGCACAGTAGCTTTGATCCACTTGGAAAAACGCTTCCTAGCGGCAAGGGTATTTAGAAGAAACTGGAACTGCAATGCCGTGTCCAACCACGGGCGTTCGTTCATGGCATTCGCTGCCAAAACCGCATCCTGGTGATAGGACAGTGCGCGGTTGATGATGAACGGAACATATTCCTTTGCGAACTGTGGCTCATCCAGAACCCGGCGGTCCTTCGTGTGGGACAATGCCGAAAGATACGCAAACGTGCGAGAGTTATTTGCCATCCAAGACACTCACATAGTTCTTTTCCAGAAACGCGGCCGCGTCCGGATACCATTCCACGTCGTCCATGTGGTAGAACACATTCACGCGGGGACCGATGACGATGAGACGCTTCCCCTTCGCATACGCATACCCCGCCTCAAAGTGCATTCCACCAGAAACCGCCTCACAACCATCCGTCAATACGATAATCATATCCGCGTCGTCAAGCTGTTTGATGTCCCGCGCCGCGCATCCCAACTGATACGCATGGTCCGCAACAGGGTCCGCTCGAATTGCAATGGACGCACCAATGTCCGCGGTCTGCCAAGTGTTGGTAAACAGGATAAGCTCGCCGGATACGGGCTGCATCGTGTAGCACTTCATCATGAATGCTGCTACGTATATCTTGTTCGTAAAACGAGAGGCGACATATGCCTTCATGTTATCTCCACTTTGCGTTGTGTAGGATCTCCACCAGACACGCCAAGTTGTTGAGCTGCGGGTCCGCGCAGAATCCCGACTTGTAACTGTAATCCGCCATCGTGACGATGATTTCCGCCAAGCTGGATTCACACACTTCCTTCGGAATCCGTTCCGTCAGCATCCGATAGAACGCCGCAGAATCCATGTCGTCATGTAGCGCGACCCACTTACGAACCACACCAAAGTCCTGCGACTTCAGCGCCCCAAACAACTCCGCGACATCCTTGTCTGTAATCTGCGACAGGACGGCCTCGGAAAGTGCGCCTCCAGCACTGAATCGCTGTAGCTCGTTGATGACTCGCCGAAAGTCCGGAAAGTAGAGCGCCACGACCTGCTGGACGACCTTCTTGTCGAACGTCACACCCTCTTTGGTGAGGATGTCCATGACGCGCTTCGCAAACGCAGCCGCCACAGTTGCCCGTTCCGACGATGGGATTTTGAAGTCCACAATCGCGCAACGGGAGTGTAGGGGAGCGATGATCCGCTGTGGGAAGTTTGCCGTGAGAATGAACCCGCACGTCTTAGAAAACTCCTCGATGAATGCTCGGAGCGCGGGTTGGGTGGACTGAGGATGTAGGTAATCTGCCTCGTCCAGAATCACATACTTGCGACCCCCGGAAAACCCCATCGTTGAAGCGTAGTCCTTGATCTTACCCCGGATTACGTCGATGCCGTTCTCTTCAGACGCATTGATGACCAGTGCGTCAGCACCCAACTCCCGCACGAGGGCTCGGGCTACTGTCGTCTTACCTGTGCCGGCACGCCCGACGAGCAACAGATTGGTCGTATCCTTCTGCTGCACCGCGGACATGAGGGTCTGCTTGACGGATGTGGGTAGGATGCACTCGTCCAACGTATGAGGACGATACTTCTCTACCCACGCAAAATGCTCACGCTGTTCCATACTCTACCTCTGGTACTCCCGGCTGGACTTGCACCAGCACCGGGCGCTCATCTAGCGCAATCGGGTTTATAAGACCCGCCGTTCTACTTAAACTACGGGAGCGTCCTCTATGGCTGTGTGACGATGAAATAGGACACGGGCTCCGTCTTGTGAGTAAAGAACCCATACGGCCACTTGGACAGATGCACAGTCAGTGCGCCGTCCATGAGCAAGTTGAAATGCTCCGCCTTGAAGTTCAGATCCCCCGTGAAGTCCCGATGCGCCACAATGTCCTCGCTCGGCACAACGATGTTTGCCTTGTGCGACACGGGATTCTTGGAATCCTTCGCGCATACGGTCACCGTCTTCTCGTCACCGACAATGTTGACGCCGAACACGATGAGGTCGAGGTCCAACATGGACGTGACCTTCCGGAGTCGGGACAACGTTGACTCCGACAACGTGAACTCCACCGCAGGATCGTTCACCGAAAGCGTCTTACCTGGGGGCACCAGAATCGTAGACGGGTCGGAATAACGATACGTCACGCTGGACGAACCAGAACGAATGACCATCGCTTCCTCACCGAACTCAATCTCTGGCTTGCTATCCAACGACAAGATGCCCAGGAACTTGTCCAGGTCGTAAATGCCTGTCTCCTGCGGCCATGCGTCCGGAAGCTCCGCAATCGCCAGGACGGACTTACCCTGTGCAATCGTCTTCTGTGTCGTCCCCTCTGCCAAAAGAATCTGCCCCGAGATTCCCGCGAAGTTCTTAAGAACCTTCTGAACTGTGCTACTCACTGAAAATGCTGCCATGTGATCTCCTTCAATTAACCATTGTATACGAATTACTTGGACGTGTCAACATCTTTCGCGGTCCAGTGCTTTGGCTTTCGGTCGGTGTATGCCGCCTTCAGCCGCTTGACGTGAGATGTCTGCTCCGCGACGAACTTCTCAAACGTGTCATCACCATTCACGAACTGCCGGTCGTCTACGAGAACGCCCTGTATCTCGGCATCCACGATGATAGCGATACTTGCGAGCGCATGAGCGAGATGATGTAGTCCGGAGTCGGGGTCAATCGTAGACACCTCAAACCACTTATCGAGGTGCCGGCGAGCAGCGTCGTAGTAAATGGACGCTCTCGCTCCGTCATGCCGCCAGTTGGCGCGCCCATACTTGAG